CTGATTGTGTTATATCAAACCCACTAGCAATAAATGAACCACTGTTTGCTATGTTTAGTGCATTAATTATACCTGAATGAATAACGTCAGTACCGTCTTGCATCCATTCTGCATCCGTGTCGGCGGTTCCCGACAAAGAATTAGACAAACTACTAATATGCCCTGTGTTTGATGCCATTATTCGACCTCCAATCTAAAGGTAAAAGAAATACTCTCAGACGAGGCTAGTGGGCCTATGCTATTAAAGTTTACTCGGCTTAACATATTCCCTCCCGATGCAGAATCAAATATCCCTAATTCGGTAATTACATTTGATGATAGGTTTGAACCAGTAAAGGTAGCAGTATAGATTAAAGTGTTACCCACTATTGAAGGAGTAATAGAGGGAGTCCTATATACCTCATTATCTAATGTTTCTTGTGAAGTTGATGTATCATCTCCACCATCGCCAACAGCAATATATTTAAATGTTTCACTTAATTTAGTTGCTAATTGTTTTTTTCCTTTATCTACAATCATAATGCTATCTCCTTTGTTTCTCTAGTTTCTGTGCCGGGACTAATAACAGCAGTAAATCCTATAATCATTCTATTCAAATCCTATAATTGCCCCTGATGTTCCTGTTGTAGTATATTTTAATGAAGATTCAGATACCTTTGTTCCTTGAAAAGTCGCCCTGCTAGTAATTGTTTGATTTAATTCTTTAGTAAATATATTAGTAAATGCTTTATCTTGAGCCAAATTTATTTCAGCAAGTCTTTCTGCAATAGTTTTATTAAATGTTCCTACTGTTACTTTAGATAAATCAGACATAATATTTTCGATTTCAAATATAATATAGTCATCTGGAGGAATATCATGATTAGGGAAATTTAAGGTTATTAAATCACCGGGCTTCATTAATTCTAACCCCTTTTTCTGTAAAGTCAAAGTAATTTTTCTATATGGTCTACTATGGAATTCTAATAATTCTAATGCTTTCATTTCTGCTTCTCTAAGATTTTTAATATTGGAATCTACATATTTAATTGTTCTAGTTTTTTTATTAGTAGGTATTTCTGATACTGCCTTTACGTTATCGCCTATAACAATTATTTTATTTGCCCTATCAAACAGGCTTTTATTACTATCTACTTTAACCAAATTCTTTCCATCTTTGTATCTCAAAGAAAACTTTCTTCTATTATTATACGATTCTAATTCTTGTATTTTGATTTTATTATTTACGAATGTATAGTCTAATCCCCTTTTAGATGCTAAGAAATTAATACTATTAAATACATCATTTTCATTGAATTTAGCATTTGTTATAAGTGGTTTTCTGCTATATAGTACTATTTCATCATTTGTTACAGGGGTAAAATACATATCTACAGTTGAATCAGAATCTATATCAGTTAAGGTGATTACCTTATTTGATGTACTTGCAACTTTCCCTATCAATTTGCCATCTTGATTATATATTATATCATTATTTGCTATTCCAACAATATTTTCTAAACAGGTAATTGTAGTAGAACTAGTAGTATCTACAATGTTATTTGTATAGACTATGTTTTTATCTTTACTATCTACATCTATGCCATTTTCTTCTAATATTTCTTCAATTGCTGTTTGTGTATCTGTCCCTACTGATATTGTGGTTCCTATGTATGCCTTTGTTGGTCTAGATAATTTAGGGTCACTAGGGGATTCTACTGTAAAGATTTTTCCAAAAGATACTATACCATTACCATTTAATTTTCCATTATATGAAAATCTTAATGAGTTTGTTCCTTCTTTCACCGAAAGAGTTTTTGTTGTAGAATTTTTTCCATCAGTAATATAACATTCTATACTATCTCCATCAACAAACAGGTCTTTAGCATCAGAAACCGTTCTCCTTTCTAGATGGGTATTAGCCGTATCAATATCTAATAGTAAATACATAGAATATAACCCTTCTTGATATACCAAATCATCCTCAGTAGTATCATCATCATTTGTTAGAATTTCTTCACCTGTAATAAAATTCTGAGTTTCTCCTTCATATTTTAATCCGGTATCAAACATTCTATTAACAGTAAAATATTCAGGGGTATCTTCAAAGGTTATTTCTGATGGGCGCATTAATCTAAATGTGCTACCGTATGTGGTTGTATTCAAAGTAGTATCTACTGTAAATACATGTTTACTATAGGTTTCACCATTTGTTACTGCTGTAGTAACAGTATGATTCACTATCTTCATAACAATTTTTGGTGACCCAGAAGATACATGGTCTTTACTGGTATCTAAATTAGGTAAGTATTCACCACTCATTACCTGTTCAGATACTAAATAATAACCAATTAAATTAGGAACAAAATCTAACCATTTATGTGTAGTATTTTCATCTAAGGTGAAATTAAAAGTAGTCGAATTAGGATTGGATGGAAAATTAAATCTAGGTTTAACAAACATTTGTGCTGAAAATAAGTCTCCATTACTATTATCTGAATATTCATGACTAATATCTCTACTAGACCATACTCTATTGGTTCCTTCTGGTTTAGCATAAATATGTCTCTTAGTTTTGGTTCCTGTTAAAACATATGCATTACCATCACCTGAGTTCCCATCAGCAATTAATAGGTTTGGTGAAACTTGGTCTAAATGTTCGTTAGCCATTATTTCTGAAAATGCTTCATACATAGCATTGGTAGAAGTTTCGGCAAATGAAAGGGCCGCACTAGTGGGTTTTGTGAATGCTGCATTATTACCATTAGTGCATTTTACCATATCCTTAAACAATACATGGCAATTTTCATATAAATTAGCAAGAGGGCTAACTTTGTATTGGATTGCATCATTTCTAGCCCAAACCATACTAGAAGTTGTAGGCATTCCTAATGCATTTATTATTCTTGAGGGATGATAATATGTTTCAGAAGAAGAAGAAGTCCAATCATGAGATTCATGATATGGAGATTTATATGTGTTCCAATCATTTGCATTAGATGCATCATGGTATGTTTGTGGTATTATTGGTATGAAAATATTATGTGCATCAAATTTATATTCGTTACTTCCTACTATACTATGCAAAAGAGAAAAATCAAAATAGGACTTCTCTAATTCAGGCAAGGCAATATATACATTTTGAAATTTTATACTACTTCCCACAGCCAAATCATTCAACCCATTATTTGGGTCTGCTACAACCGTAAAATGCTTAGGAGTAACAATAACAACTGCTCCAGTATAAGAAGAACCTACAATATCATCTGCATGAATTGTTGTAGTATTAGCACTAGTTCCAGTGCTTGATGTAATTACAGCACCTAACATTCCATCAGATTTAAATATTAAATCCCCAACTGTAGGAGTTATGCCAGTAGATAATGTTTGACCTGTTAAAGTGTTTGCGCCATTTGTAATCATTTTAAATCTACTATAATTGGTATGTGTTATTTCAGCAATATCCTTAGTATCGGGAGTGCATTCATAGTCAAGAGGATTGAAATGCCAATCAAATGTGGCTTCTACTAATCTCATTATACCAAATCTTTTCATTTCATTTGTATCTATCGTTGCGCTTTCAATTTCTATCCTTTCATAATTTGCATCTGACCTTAGTGTTTCAGAAGTATTGCCTGTATAGTTTTGATGGGCTACAGTATTTCCTACTGTTCCGTTTGATTCTAATAATATACCAAAATTTTCAAACCCATATGCGTTTTTTCCTATATTATTTTGTCGTAAATATGATTCGGGATAAATGTCTCCTAATGCTAAAAGTTCATAATTTTTTGTTCTATAATCAATACTTTCCCATTCTCTCCAAAAACCGGGAAGCCTGTTAGTTCCGTCATAATGTTCTTTTGGTGCTATTCCGTTTAATATTGGGCTTCCGCTAGTAATTTCATCATAATTGCTATCTAATAAATTAGAACCATGAATAGGCCGATTAGATTTTGTTTTATTATCATTAATAAGGGTTTGTTTTGCACCTAATAGATTTATTTTATATATAGGGGTACTTGCCATAATATTCTGTGTCTTATTATTATCATTATAAATATTTGTCGCAGTATTAGCACCAGTGTGTGTTTCTACAATAGCACCTTCATCATTTTCTTGTAAACTTAAATATCTAAATGATTGTTTTGGGGTATAATAATTACCGTGAGTGCTTGTTAAGGTATGAATAAACCCACCATTAGGAATATTCCTATTAACCATATAAATATATGGTTGAGATGCTTCGCCATAACTACTATCACTAGTATTTGTTTCAATACTTCCTAAAACAACAGGAAAGGTAGGTGCTAATACCAATGTAGTATTATTTCCTTTTTGCATATTAATGTCTATTATACTATAATAATTAGGTGAACAAGGAGTATGAACAGACCTATGTGTTATTGTTACAGCGTCTTCAAGAGACAATTTTGTTGCAAAATCAGAATCTTTATTATTAACAATCCCTCTTATGTCAGCCATATCATATCCTAAACTTTTATCCTTTTGGTATGTTCCTTCTGTTGTAGAAGAAGTATAAATTAATTCTGATGTAGTTTGTGTTCCTCCATTAGATGTTAATTTTAATCCATCATTAAATAGAATTCCCTTTTCTCCC